CCAAAGGCTACACTAAACGAGTGGATCGTTGACTCATTAAGTTCTCCCGAGATTGGTGGAGTAGTGGATGGCGTTGACTTAACAATCTCCGATGCCGCCAATCTTATCGACACTCGGGCCCGTCTTGGGAACAGGGTTCAGACCCTCCGTGACATCTTCTCCGTCAGTCGCCAAGCTGAGATGATCGATGTCGCTCCCGGTGGATCTCTCTTCGCCGCATCCAAGGCAAAGTCTCTCATTCAGTTGAAGAACAGTCTTGAGACTGCAATTGGCTCGGGCAACGATCAATCGGCTGGAACTTCTTCCGCTGGCGCTCTTGCGGCCGGTCTTGGAATTTGGTCCGACCCGACTGCGACCGGAAATACGTTCGACACTTCCCTCAAGCAGGGCTTTCGTGCAGTTAGTGGCTCCCGAGTCTCACTCGCATCCTTGACCGAATCCGCATTCCGTGGACTTCTCCAGGCTGTTTATACCGCCGCAGGTTCAAAGGGAACTTACAATTTGTTCGCCGGTCCTGCCGTGATGAATAAAATTACGGACTATACCCGCTCAACGACTGCAAATGGAAACTTCAGTTTCGACCAAGATGTGAGCGGGAAGACCCTCGTCAGAAGTGTGTTAACGTATGTATCTGACTATTCTACGATCAACATCATTCCCGACCTTTTCTTAGGACGTGTGAATGGTAGCGCATCGGGAACCGATACGGTCGAAGGTACGGTCAACACTGATCGGGGTTACCTGATCCCCGGCGACGATACCGTTTCGATCAAGTTCTTGGAAGGCATCACCGTTCAAGATCTTCCCGACAACGGGGCTGGAAAAAGGGCATTCTCCGAATGTATGGCAACGCTTAGGGTTTCCAACCCTCGTGCCCTTGGAAGTATAGTTTGAGTTAGTAGTAATCTCTCATTGGTTATGTATGGGGAGCCGGTTTCATGGGGTAGCCGGCTTCCCATTTTTTTTATAAAAGCATGAGTCTAAATATAATCGTAAAGGGTGGAAAGAGAAGTGGCGGAATGTCTGGCGAAGAAATGGCCCACTACCTCGCCAAAAAAGTCGAGCGTGATGCCGAGCGGGAAAAAGCCGGCTATCGAAAGCGTTCAATTGCGACTCGCAAAGCCGCAGAGCAGGTCAAGGGATCTGGCGACTTTCGTCTAGTCTCAGCCATCGACTCGACTACTTTCTTACGCCATGAGATGGAACGGAAGGGCTCGATGTCCGATCCCGAATATAGACGGGACTTCGCCAAAGCGAATCCAGAAACAGTCATAGGAAGTTAATGAGGACTGTAACTTATGCTGAATTAAAAAACCGATACACCTCGGCCATCGGAGTGGACTCGCTTTTAACTGTCGAGGAGACTGCATTCAAGAACAGCTTGAACGATCGGGTGAAGGGAGCCTGGACAAGAGCCAAGTGGCCCGAGTTGATGTCGGTAGTCGAGCTTTCGGTTGCGGCCACAACCTCCCCCGTCCCGGCTGACAAAGCGGTTCAAATCGACAACTCTGCAATCCTGGACGTCTATGGAGTCTACGACAAAAACCCTTATGCTGATCGCACGGCCATTCAAATTGATTATCGACTTGTAGATGGTTACCTCGTCCTACCTGCCGAATCCTCGGCAACTTCTGTTTTCGTAGTAGGGAATCAAGTCCCTCCGAGCGACTATGGTGATGGTACGACAACCCTCCCTCGCTTTCTCGAAAGGTACTTACTTTTAGCCACTGTAGCTGACTATTACAAGGCAGACGCCATGTTAGAAAAATCCTTAGCCGAGGAGCAAATTGCGGAGGAAACCTTAGCGTTGGAAATCGATCGGGTTGAGCGACTCGAAGGCATGAACAAAATTACGATTCAAACATATCCGAGCTACACGCTTGGAGTGTCAATTTTACAAACAACATAAAAATATCATGGGCTTAAGCGGAATAAATATACTTAATTCAATGGGAGCAAACGGATGCGTTTACGTGAACGATACTGTTGCCCGGACAAACGGGACCGATGGGTTCACGGCAATTCAGTTTTGCGAGGATTCGGTCTTGGCCGCAATCACCGGCAAAATGGATGACTCGGCGGATCTCATAAGCGATGCAATCGTCTTCAGCCAAGGGCAGGTTTGCTATGTACCGGCAACCAGTGTCCAGCTAGCTTCGGGTAGTTGCATCTTGTACAAGGCGTAAAGGAAAATGCCTTATTTATCACTCGGGTTGCACATCGGGGATGCCGATTCGGACGGGGCAGTTGGTCCACCGGTCAACGGCGTTTTGAGAATGGAAAGTGGTCCGTTTCTAAACTGCGAGGACGGCAGTTGGTTGGCATTTGATTAGGAGAAAAAACTATGGCAAACAAGAAAATCTCAGCACTTAGCGCTCTGGGCGGAACTCCCGCCAATGACGATATTATTCCGATCACGGACATCTCGGACACGTCGGGCTCGGCCAATGGAACGACGAAGAAAGTTACAGTCGCCAATCTGATGGCCGCCTCTTCGGCCGTCTCATCAGTCAACTCATTAACGGGGGCGGTATCAATTGATGCCGGCAACCTGGCAAACTTCGATTTCGATGGGAATGCAATCCTCGGATTCGATGCGACCCTTAATGACCAGGCGGGAACAGCGTACACTCTACTCTCTTCCGATGCGGGAAAGGTTGTCGTTTGCGATAATGCCTCGGCTATCGCGCTCACTGTCCCCTCGGGGCTGGGTGCAGGATTTACCTGTTCGGTTGTTCAGAAAGGGGCGGGGCAAATAACTTTCACGGCATCTTCAACAACAATCAATAACCGGCAAAGTCACACGAAAATGGCGGGACAGCATGGGGTTGCGACTCTGATCTCCACCGCTACGGATGTTTTCGTCTTAGCCGGAGATACTGCAAGCTAAAATGTCTATTATTCTTCCATCGATGTCAGGGTTCGCCCACACGTCCTCTGCGTTCGCCTACAGCTTAGATGATACCCACGGGATTGAAGTAGTACCCGCGCTACATTTGGACGCTTCGATCCTCGATGGCGCGGATGCGGGTAACAATCCGAGCGATGGGACGGCTGTAGCAACTTGGGGTGATCGTTCTGGGAACGGAAACGACTTAGCGGAGGCGACTAACCAGCCGAGTTTTAAAGCAAGCTGGCAGAACGGAAAACCAGCGGTCGAGTTCGATGGCACGAACGATACACTGGCGGATTCCGACTTTTTCTCGAACGTGGATTTTACGAATAAAGATGCCACGATGGTCATCGTCTACCAGCCACAAGATGACTCGGCCTACTCTCTCACCATTACGGGTCGAGGCAGTTACGGGGATGAACAGTCTTCCGATATCGGTAGCGCTTCTTATTCTTCGTGCTTTTTAGGTACGCGCATGGCTGGAGCGGCGTTTGCGGGGGACAAAGGAGTCGCTAATGGCTTTCGAAGTGCTGGGGTGTATGGGCTACGCATCGACAACAGTTCGACCAGTTATAAGGTCTATCAGAGCAAGCAGTTACAGATTGACTACTCTTCTTCATATAATGGATCAACCTTCGGAACGCCCACTGACAACGCTTTTCGGCTATCCTATACCCAATTTTTCAATGGTTATATAGCTGAAGTTTTAATTTTCAATGAAGTGCTTACCGACACTGATTGGGACATGATACACACTTATATCGACTCGAAATATTGGGTCCATAGCTATAACGATGTATCTGGCTCATACGCGCTCGATGGGTCGCATTCGACTTCGGTCACTCCAGTCGCGCATTGGTCTGCACAGTCTAATCTATACCAAGCTGACGGATCTGCGGCTGGGGACACGAATTCAGTCGCCAAGTGGACGGACAAGGCTAGAGGATACCACGGCATTTCGGTGAATGCACCCGTGCTTAATACCAACCAGTTAAATACTTCACTCTCTGGCGTGTACTTTGACGGGACGAATGATTATATGGAAGTATTCATGCCTAGAAGTCTTGGCACTTTTGGTTATTCCGACAATACGAACGTAACTTACATATTTCTATTTGAGCCGGATAACGTTGGAACATACACACCGATAGGTGCGTTCAACTCGACGGGCAACGACTTTGTAAACGCGAGTTGGGGAACTTTAACTGACCTTTATCGAAGTGTTAGATACCCATATAGTTCGCCTGAGACAGACTGGTTCACAAGTACTGGCGCTCAAATCGCCACTGTTCGAAATGATGATGCCGCTAATAGTTATGTCATTTATAACGGAGGCGGGACGGCTAGCATAACAACCACGCAATCAGTCCCAGGGCGGAACGACAAATCCCAGATGGTTTTAGGGGCGTCAGCAGTGATCCCTTCAACGAAGCTTATGAAAGGATGGCTTTACGAAGTGCTTATTTTTGACACGGCTCTTTCCACGAGCGACATGAATCAAGTCGGCCAATATTTGGACTCGGTTTATGGGGTTTCGTATACAGACATATCATGAGCAGGAAATACGTAATAATAGATGCGGGCGAAGTGGGTTCGATTGACTTCGCTAAAGTATGCGAAACGGGTGCCGAAACCTTACGATATTCTCTAGATGAGACGCAAACATTCGTCAAATTTGAGGGGGAAGTACCAAGCTTTCTTGAGGGGAAAACTCAACATTCCCAAGATGAAATTCTGACAATTCTTGGAGGAGAAGATTGGTCCCCTCCGACTGTAACCGAATGAGATGGCTCCTCCCAGTTTTGGTCCTCCTGACCTCCTGCTCGATGAAAAGCTGGTACCCTACCTTGGGCGCAGTTGTCGGAGGGGGAGCAGGTTCACTGGGTGGCCCAGTAGGCGGTGCCTTTGGCGCAGGATCTGGAGCATTAGTCGGGGAAGTCCTACAGGGCAATGCCGAGGTCGAAGAAGCTAAGGAAACTATCGAAGCTTTAAGCCATGGTGATGTCCAGGCGCTTGTACAGAAAGGGATGGAGCAGGGGATGGAGCAACACCGGTCCACCTTCGAGGAGTTTGCCAGCTATATAAAAAATATACTTATCATAGCGGCTTGCATTCTGGCGGCCTATCTTTCCATCCCGATTTTCGTCGCCCGAAAGACTGCGGAAACTTGTTCGAAATCCGAAGCAGAAAAACTCACTCGCCCACCATTTCCCACAAATGAAAAATCTTAGAACTTTACTGGATCTTTATCGTGGCATGACGAAGCAAGGGAAGCTGATTGCTTGGTTTGCCGGCCTTCTCGTCGCCATCTATTTAATCGACTGGATCTTCAGATGATCGACAAAGACATCTTGATCGGTTGCGGGGGTACTTTGGCGACGTTCTCCGGCAACTTGCATGAGGTTGTTGGGGTAGTAGCTGGATCGCTGACAATTATTTTCATGTCCGTTAAGATTTACCAAGAGCTTCGGAAGAAATAATGAGTCGCTATCGGAAAACGGGAAACCTCGACGATAAATACGTCACGGATGGAGACACTTTTTTCCTTCGGATGAATGCCCGGCTTCGGGCAACTCAGTTAAAGCCCGGAGAAGTCCAACTTTCTCAAAACGGGCGGATGAATAAGGACGGGACCTGGCAACCTCGCAAAGGACTTTCTAACCTATCTGGGGCAATCACGATTGCGGCTGATGCGATCCGCTTGCCGTACCCCGTCATCTCGGCACAGCGTCAGAGCAACGTCATTACACTCACGTTATCCGAAACACCCTCGAGGGCATTCGTTCCGGGCGAGGATATCACAATCCAAGGATTGACGGGATTTACGACTGATCCGAATGGCACTCACACTCTGGTCAATATCGACTTTACGAACAAGCAACTGACCTTCGCTCAAACTGGGGCGAATGAAGCATTTGGCACCTCGGTCACTTCGTTAGTCTGGTCTGCATCGACTGGCGTGACTGTTACTCCGTTCACCCTCAACGATGACGGCATTAACGAGGTTCATGGCTCCGCCGTCTTCTCCGATCCTAATTCGGATGATATCGACGATTACATTTTCACGGCCACCAATTCAGTTTGCGACATTCTGCGATTACGAGATCGAGCTAAATTCAAAGTTCGCTACCCGACTTCTCATACTGTTTCCGGTCGGTGTACCCTTCTTCAAGCGTTTAACACTATTTACATCTTTCGCAAGGACCAGACTTCATTTAAGTCAATTCCGAATCTAACGGCCAAAACCATTACCTCGGCCTCTCGCTCGGGAACAACGATCACAGTCAATGCGACTGCCCATGGTCGCTCCGCCGGAGATTTCGTGACATTGACGGGCTTAGGGAATTGGACTACAGACCCGAATGACGTTTATAAAGTCGTAACTTCTTCGACTAATTCATTCACTGTAACTTCGACGGCATCAGGCTCAGAGACTTTTAACGTTTCGGGAGCTCGAGCAGAATACTTTAGCGATTTTACCCTCGTCGATTCTGGGCCATTCACTGTCCCCAGTTACATAACGGACACTGCAATCGAGGCCACCGATGGGGTAGTCACTATAACCGAACCCTCACATGGTCTGACTCAAGGGGAGGAGTTGACCATCGTAAAAGCGGATGCCCCGGTTTCCATATTTACAAGCGATACTGTTCGAGTCGCTTCGACTCCTAGCGTATCCATTTTCAAATTCAATCTCGACGTCGAAGATATTTCTTTAGGTCAGTCTATCGGGATTACGCTATCGAAGCCCCAGGCGATTTCTTACTTTATCAATCAGCCGGCAACTCCGTTTGCCATGTTAAACCAGAGGCGCTTGTGGATGCCTTATTTTTATACTTCGGACAGTACCCCCGAAAGGCGCAGTAATAACGATGAAATCGTAGCCTCCAACATCATGGACGGGGAGACTTTCGACGTTATCGGCAACCAGTTTAACGTCACTGGTGGGGCCAGCGATTTCATCGTCGGGCTGGAGCCTTTCACTGAGGACAGGATTATTATTTTTGCCCGCAGATCGGTCCATCAGTTGACAGGAGCAAGTGGAAGTCTAGCCGATGCTCGAATAGACGTCATAACGCCAGACCTTGGATGTTCGGCTCGGCGGTCAATCGTTCAGATTGCGAACAAAATCTTTTTCCTTTCCGATCAAGGGATTTACGGACTCGAGTTCTTGGACGCTTATAATTTGCGGGGGATGGAAGTCCCAATCTCCGAGCCCATCAAGCCTTACGTCGATCGCATAAATCAAGATTACGTTGACCTTGCAGTCGGTGCCTATTTCGACGGGAGATACTGGATAGCCGTCCCCCTCGACGATGCTTACGAGAACAATACCATCCTCGTCTATTCAGTATTAAATCAAGGCTGGGAATCGGTCTATACTGTAGCATCAGACAAGTTTAACGTTCGGGACATGCTGGTCGCCAGGCAGGGCACTGAAAACGCACTGTACATCACTACATCGGAAGGGGGAGTGCATCGTGTCGATGGTTCATCGGATATGTATGATAATGTAAGCCTCAAAGCAGGAGACGAGTCCCCAGCCCCTCTCGACATAAATTCAATTTTAAAAACTCGAGAGTATGACTTTAGCGCGATCGATCGGAAATATTTTGCCCGGTCTGAAGTACATTTCAAATCGGATGAGGATTCGACCTCTGATGCGGCCCTTTCTTTCAATTCATCTGACCCCGATTCATCACGATCGGGAGTAACGATATCCGGCACGTTCGGGGGACCTTTGGCGATTGATGAAGACGCTTCAGTTCGAACTTCTGTCCGTCTTCGAGGATATGGTTGCTCGGCCACTGTCACTCCGAGTCAGGGGAGGCCATTCGTTCGGGCGGTAAAGTTGGACGCTCGGATTGCGGATCGCTCACAAACTTCAACACAGTAAAAAAATGGCAATTTTAAACACAGGAAACACATACGTAAGTGGAGATGCAGTCACTGCGACAAATCTTAATAATTCAGTAGATCAAGCATCTTTTCGGGATGGAGATGGTGAGGCCGCAGACGGGACTAGTCTAAAAGTGACAAGTGGGGGATACCTGCAAGTCAAGGACCTTGGAGTCACTTCCGGCAAGTTGGCCACCGACTCGGTCATTAATGCTAAGATCGAAGACGGGGCGGTCACTACGGACAAACTCGAAACCTCGACTGGAGCGAATGGGGTGACAACGGCCAAGGTTGCCGACGATGCAATCACTCTTGCCAAGATGGAAGACGGGACGAGAGGCGATATTCTTTCTTACGATTCCGGGGGCGAACCCGTTCGAGTAAGCATCGGTGCGGCTAACACTTATTTGAAGGTAAATGCGGCCGGCACTGACGTTGAATGGACGGGAGCCGCTACCTCGCAGAAATATGCGAGCGCCTGGACCGCACTCCCAACCGATTACACCGCCAACGGATCGACCCACACGATCACCCACAACCTCGGGTCTACGGACGTTATTGTTCAGATTTGGATTTCCAGCGCATCATCGGGGACAAATCCCCAAATCGTGAGTGGCATATCGATGGGGGGAGGCTCGGGCAGAGGCGCGACAGTAACAAACTTAGCGTCCACCACCTGCACAGTCCAGCTAGCGGCTGATGGATTTTTAGACATCTCCACCACCGGAGTCGGGACGCTGGATTCTTACGCATCAAAATATATGAAAGTCGTGGTCCTTGGATAAATGGGTCACCTAAAAACAGATCTCCTCAAGAAACTCAAGGGACTCGCTCCCTTCGAGCAGATCGTTGCGGTCTACAGGGATAAGTCGGCCTTCTTTAAAGAGCTAAACAACTATCTGATCGGGGGCTTGGTAATCTCGAACCCGTCATTCTTCATGATGCTCAAGTCCATCGACAAAGCCAAGGAGCCGAGCGCTCAGTGGTTCGTGGACAAGCCCGACGCCTGGTATGTCAGGTGGGTAGCCGGGCAAGGATGCGTGAAACAGATGATGGACTCGGTCGCTCCGTTGCCCTTCGTCCAATTCCGAAGAATTTCCACGAACGGGGAAACCAGCCTAAGAACCTATGCATGGGATAAACTTTACAAAAAGGTAGCAAATGAACGATCCACTTAAAACGGCCGCAGGTCTACTCAACGAAGCCGCCCCACCGGGCGAGCGACTAATTTACGCCAACCCGCTCGAGGAGCTCGCTCTAAAGAATATGGGTGGGCAAGGTGAGCCATCATCGGGGGGAGTGCCTAGCTATAAGAAGGGAAAAGTCTCCGCCCCTCCGCCCAGAGATTACGGGCAGGAGACGAGAAGCGCCTTACAGGCTCAGATTGCCATGGCCCCCGAGCTTTACGAATCCGAGGCGAGGTATCGTCCTCAATATGCCGATTTGGAAAGGCAAATGATGCTCGAGCAGATGGGAATCGACCCGTCAAAAGGGCTTCTCCAAGCTTATGAGGAAGATATTGTCCCATCGATGGCTCGACAAAGGGCGGCCAACGTTGCCGGTGATATTGACATCCTTAGAGACTATGGATCTGAACTGGTCGAGGCTCAGAGGAGTGCAGACCCGCTCGCCGATCGTCTTCGGACGGGAGTGATGGAATCAGCGGATGAAGACTTGTTTGCCGGGCAGGGACTAACTGCAACCGAGCAGATGGATCTTGATCAGCAGGTCTTGGGGGGTGCGGCTGACCGGGGAATGGAAGGTCAAGCGTCCACACTTCGGGACCAGATAAGCCAGAGGCTTTCGGCTAACCGAGGAATCAAACAGCAGAGGATGGGCAATGCCGCCAATGCATACAAAATGGGAAACCAACAAGATATATTGATGGCATTGACGGGGGGGCATCAGGGCACTCCTCAGCAAGCGATGGCTCAGTTCGGATCGGGCGGATTTTCGTTGGATTCGGGACCTGCACTCTTTAACCCGGAAAGTCAATATGCTGGGAACTTAGCAACTCAGAACTGGCAGGGGACTATGGACGCTCGAACGGCCACAGCGGCGAATAGAGCGAATATATGGAGTTCAGTTCTAGGAGCCGGCGGGAGGATTGCCGGTGGATACGCAGGGAGATCGGGATCAGCAAGCGCGGGAGGATAATAACATGCCAAGACAACCATTTTACGGAAGAGGACCTGGGCCACAAATCGCCCGGATGGACATGCAATCGGCGACCGCACCGGGGGGGGCTTGGGCCAGAGCGTTCGATGTCATCGGCCAAGCCGCTACCGAATCACTCGAGAAGTTTCGAGACAATCGGAAGAAAAAGGAAATCGAAGCTGACTCATATAAGATAGCGAAAGGTTTCCTCGAAAATAACCAAGAAATGGCCACCCAGATTTTCGGTGCGGCCGACGATTCAGAAAGGGATGCAGTTGCTAAGGGGCTGGCTAAAAGTGGGAAGATCCCAGACTTTATAAATACATTTTCCCAATTGTCAGCTCAAGCCGAGGCCAGAAAAATTGCGCAAGAAAATAGAACAAGGGACTTGGCTAAGTTTCGGATGACTGAAAAAGCTTTTGAGGATCAGCAAGAAGATCGAAAAAGTGCCGAAAGCCATGCGCTTAACATGTTTGCCCCATCCTTTACAGAAGATCCCGATCTTATTGGTCCACCAAACGTTAATGCCACTGATTCGCCCATAGTCCAGCTGTTGCCCGAGAATTTTAAACCTCAAGGCAGGGCATTGGCCCAACAGGTTCGAGAGGGCAAACTTGATCCAAAGATTACATATAGCAAATTGACAGGCATTTCCGACACTTATCGAGCAAAGGCCCCAACTGCGTTCGAGCTGTGGAAACAAAGAGAGGAAATAAAGGGCGCAGGACAAGGCGATATAGAGTATGCCCAAAAGCAAGAGGATCGGGAAAAAGAGCAAAAAATTCAAAGTTTTGACGGCTTGAAGTTAGGCAACAATCAGCTGAAAGGATCAGTTGGCGACACTCGGCTTGCGGAAAAGCTTAAAATAGATCTTGCAGATATGGAATCGGGATTTAGAAATATTGATCGACTCATAGAACTCGGAACACAACGAGAGGAAGATATATTTATGAGTGAAGATTTAAAAGTCGAAGCCGACAATGCCGCTGAACAGGTAAGGAGTTCAATCAGAGCGGCAATACTCGGGGCGGGTACAGTTCAGAAAGATGAATACGAAAGGCTTGCAAGGCTAGTTCCCAATCCAACCCGAGGGCTAAACTTTCTCAATTTTAGTGCTACATATGGAGAAGATGGGAACGAACTACTGCGCCAGCTTCGAGGTGAGTTGATGGAAAAAATGAAAGACAAACTAGCCCATTATAATATTGAGATTGTCGGCCCACCAAAGTCTCTTGCAGGTCAAGCCGCAGATGCCGCACGGGCCGGGGAAGTACAAGTAATAAATCTAGGTAGCAACTAATGGCCTCGGTAATCGTAAAGTCGGAGCCTCTGGGTTTAAACCTCCAGCTAAATTCTGATTTCGAACTTAGCAAACGGGAAATTTGGGACACTGTCAGAAACCATGACCCTCGGCTGACGTCGAAACTGCTGGGCAAATGGAAAAGGAATCCAGATGATCCAGAGATCGAAAGGCTGGCATTCGATGCCTTGGACCATGGATTCTTCGAGTCGCAGGGCACCTTTACGGAAGGCTTCAAGACTATGGCTACATCCGTTGCCCAAGGTGTAACCAATATGGTAAAAACCTCGGTCACTTCGGGGGATCTCAGGAGACAGGCTGGGGAATATGATGACGTCGAACTCGATCCACAGTTTGCATCGAAATTTAAGGGACCTATTACCGAGGCGGCTAAAACTTTCATAGGCTATGCCGACTCAGACCCTATGAAAAATTTAAGGGCTGTTTCCTTTGGGATCGGCAAACTGCTGAATACCGGCCCAGTCGGTGAACTGGTGGACACGTTTACCACTCCAGCGGCTGAAGAGAATATTAAAAAATCACTCGAATTTGCCGGGCTCGAAGACTCTCCAGCTTCCCGTAAAGCGATGATGGACCGAGTGCTCGAACTGGATACGGGCAGGACGGATGCAACTCGAGGACAAGCCGCAATTGAAGCATGGGCAATGTCTGCGGTCCTCGGAGCAAAGGGGAAAGAATATCTCGATTTGCTCGGCCCTTTGGGTTGGTGGAATTTGGCTAAACGAATCTCCGACAATCCCGAGCAAGAAAAAGAGAATAAGCTCAAGCATCTGAACTTTTTATACGAAGCTGATAGGATCGCCCATATAACCGAGGAGGGTGCTGAAACTGCCGCCTTGCTGGGCGGAGCGAAAGGGGTGGGTTATTATGCCTTTGCCGCCCCATTCGGGGGAGATTCGATATTCGACCCGGATACTAAAACTCTGGCTGAACTTAAAGCCGGTAACGTTGTGCCCGATCGGGACCAAGCGATCGCCATGTCGATCCCCATGTCGCCAGACATCTGGCTCACGATCGGAGCGACTGGAGCCGGGAAGCTCGTTCAAAACGTAATTTCAAAAGGTGCAATCGGGACGCTCTCAAAATCTGCATCTGAAGAGGTCGCATTTCGAGCAACCATTGACCAGCTTTCTGAAATACCCAACCGCACAGCTGTTCAAAACACGCTTCTTCAACGCGCCAAAGATGGACTCCAGAGAGTCGCTGGATCGACTGCCAAGCTCGAGGGGCAGGTGGCAAAAAACTCGGCAGTTGCCGAACAAGTGCTGATGAAATCCGACGTGGGGGCTGGCATGAACCATGCCACGAACGAACTAATAAAGGCACTCCAGAGAGTGCCAGGTCCTAATGCTCCAGTGGTCAATCGATTGGCTGGCGCGGCATTGGAAAAAGCAGGAGTGTCGGCTGAGTTTTTCGGAAAAACGCTCGAGCTACTTCATCGTATTCCCGAAGAAACCCTAGTTACTCTACTCGAGAAGAGCATCGGTGAGCCGGCCACTCGCGCACTTTGGAAAACCGCCGCAGGTGGTACTGCCGCATATGCCGGGACAGGTGGATTCGAACAGACCCCATCTTTGGAATCGTTGGCCTTAGCTTTGGTCCTTATGCCAGGTGGTCACAAAATAGTTACGAGGGTGGGGACTGATGCGGCAATCATCGGCGCTCGCTTGCAGGAGGGTGGGGCTAGTCGCCCACTATTCCAACGAATTTCGGAAACCAGCAAAGTAGATCCTAAGTTTGCCGAGGCAGTTGTCGATCGAAGCACTGTTCTCAAAGTTCCCGAAGCCATTGGCCAGTTGAAAGATAAAATCTTTTCTCCCAATCGGGTTTTTGATGCTTCTCCAGTACTTAAAACAACTTCGAATTTTCTCACCGATACGGGCCTTGGTAACACACTCGCAGGGGCGGCAAATCTTACCAAGCAAACGATCGGGGCGGCATCATTTCCAGCTGCATTAGGCTATGCAATCGGTGGGGAAGAAGGGGCAGGGGCGGCACTAGGTGCATCGGTCGGCCCCATGCTTCTGGGCATCGGCTCAAACCAACTCGCTCGATTCTCCGATGGTGAGATTCGTAGAAAAATGGTCGGGGATTTGGCACTCTTCGAAAAGGAGTACATGGCCCCCGGTCAAAAGGAAATTTTTCAAAGTTATCCGAAGCGGTTAAGACATGCGATTGCAACGGCCGCTCAGAATAATCCAGATGTTGAGTTCGTTTTTAAAAAGGGGAGCCGAGCCGCCTATCACGAAATAGTAGATGGAAAGTCGGTCATCACTTTATTCGAGGGGTCAGCCCCAGAAAGTGTTTACTCCGCACTACTCGGCCATGAGATCGGCCACCATATCGACTCGCATGGTTTTGGGGTCAGGATTAAAGAGGATATCCTCGGCAATGTTGAAAAGCAAAAGCCCGGTGCTTTTACAGAATACGATTCTCAGGGTCGGCCAATCATTCGAGTAGGAACGGACGGCTCGGCTCGTTACAAAAATAATCTGGAATTTCGGGCAACCCATGAAGATGTTCAAGCTGGTCGGGCTGATCGAATTGGGCATCGCCAAAGGTATCTAGATTTGATCGAGCAACAGTTTGGGAAGGAATCAGCAGAGTACCGCTGGTATGCATCCGATGATGCACGGATCGCTCAAGAGATTTTTGCTTCACAAGCCGCAGATTATTATTTTGGGGGGAATGCGGTAAAAGGGAATTACCAAGGTGCCGGCTCGAAGATCCTCAACGCTATTTCGGGCAGGATTTTAGACTCGGGATTTATAAAGACTTTTCTCGACAAGATTGGAATGGCAACGGACGAGAACGGCATGGTCCTCGATCCGACTGGATTATTTCCGGGTCTGAAAAAGTCGAAAGCACTCGATAAAATCATCAAGCAGTATAATGATGAAGTGCGGGGGCTGGATGCCGAGGGTCGCCAAGCATGGGCCGCTCGAAGGGGTGGGGTTGTCGATTCATCGTTTGCCGATGAGTTCGTGACCTCCGACCTGTCTGCTCAAGATCTAGCAAACCCTGCGATTGTAAGGAGGCTATTAAAAGAGGGTGGACATGTATCCCTCAACCCGGATGGGTCTATCAAGCTTGATGCTTCTGACCGACCCGTTTTCATCCCCACTCGAGAGGTTAATAAAAACAATAAAGCCCTCTCCAACGACATCCTCGAAATCATTAGACAGAAAGAAGATGCCGGCGAAAGTTTTCAAGACGGCCACTTGACGCTCGAAGCGACTGCCGATGGTTCCCTCCGGGCGAGTGGGAGATTTCTAGACCCTTCGATTATCCGGGACTTGCGGAGCTTAGATCGCTATTCCAAGCACCAGCTAGATGCTCTGGAGAAAATAAACGAATCGCTCAGGAACGACACGGGCGACACGTGGAATCTGTTTTACTATTCTGCATTGAAATGGAACAAAGCCGGACGAAAGGTTTATGGTCAAATCAAGGGCGGAGACCGGCATAGCTTACCCTTCGGACTGACAATCACGAAGGACGGGAATGTCATCATTGAGACAATCTCGATCGATGCGTTTCGAAAAAATCTTGATTGGTTGTCAAAATCGAAAGGGTGGGGGCAAAAGATGCAAGACGCATTCGGTGGGGGCGATCCAGCAACTAATGCCAGCGAGGCTTTTCGTCTGCTCCCCACTTACCTCGAAAATCACACCCGAGGGAGGCGGAACATTGCAATCAATGGAGTTACTGAGGGCCAGAGGGATTTCATCAATGCGGCACTCGGACGAGTGCGAAAACAACAAGCCGAACTGAATCCCATCCTCAAGGGACTGGGTGATCGAAGGAGTCAACGCCAGCAAGCAATTCGCTCGAGAAGGCTGGACCGGGTTGGCAACGCAATTCAAGACTTTAAGATCGGAGTTTATAACCCGGACCCGGTGGCTCAGAACCAGCACCCTCGATTTATGCCCCAGATGGAGCTCGACTTTTCTTCTCCGCAGAAGCCGGCACCTGGCAAACCGAACTTCTGGAAAATCTATCGAATCGACCCTAAGAGCCCGAAAGTTTACGATGAAGTTGCTGACGTTCTGATTTGGAGGGGGAGCCCTTGGATGGATGGCTCGATTGTCGAGTCGAAGGCGGCAAACCTAAACTTAGATCCGGGTCAACTTCGCCAAGCAATGAGCCGAGCTCATAGACGCTGGGAAAGAGGAGGGGGCAAGCAGTTTATGCCAGCCGCCTATCATGGAACCCCTCACACCTTCAAGCCCGAGCCCGGTGCCCCTCTGGGCAAGTTCAAGTCCGCGCAGATCGGAACGGGCGAGGGGGCGCAAGCCTATGGGCATGGGCTTTACTTTGCCGAGAAAGCAGATGTTGCGGATTTTTATCGGCAGACTTTGACTCAGGATCAAATGTTTAACAACCTAGATTTAAGGGTCACCCTGAATATGAGAAATTTCATCAATATGTTCAGGAGGAACAAGAATGATGTAGATTTTATGCGTAAACACGCAAATAGAATTAAAGATGATGTGTCCGAGCAGGACTTTAGTGAGCTAACTAGGTATATAGACCATGTCGAAAAAAATGGTCATCCTAAAGAGACAGGCTCCCTCTACAAAGTCGAACTAGCTCCCAAGGATAGCGAGTATCTCCTATGGGATAAGCCTCTGTCCGAGCAACCCAAGGGGGTGAGGGAGAAGTTGGGAAAACTTCTAGAAGGTGAGGAATTTAAGGACTTGGAGGACTCACGTCGCTTGTTGGCTGGGGAGAAAATCGCTTCATTTGAAAAGGATTTCGCCAACAAACGAGGGGATGACTTTTATCGAAGCATAGCAGATATTAAAAGGGTGACGCAGAGATATCGAGATTTAAACGCACCTCGCGCCGCAAGCGCCGCCCTAAAAGAAGCAGGCATCCCCGGCATCAAATACCTCGATGGTTCATCCCGAGGCAAGGGCAAGGGCGATTACAATTACGTGCTCTTTGATGAAGCTGACGTGGCCATTACCGAGAAGATGTTCATGCCTGCCTCCGAAGCGGGTGCATCGAAAGGGAAGGTTGCTATGTATCGGGGAGAATCAACAAAATCCACAGAGCAACCCGGAGTTGGCATTTTCTTAACTCCAAAGTTAATGGACGCAAAAGAATATGCTAGGGGAAGATACGCCGGGTTAGGTGGAGAGCCTATAGTTAAAAAAGTTATAGTCGATGTGCAGAATACTATTGATATAAATGATGCTCAAAAATTGTGGTTTAAGGAAACCAATGGTAAGGCCTTTAATATGCGAGGGGAAAAGGGGGTTGAAATAAAACAATTTCTTCAATCTAAGGGATACGATAGTATAAAAGACGGTGAACATTTAATCGCCTTCTCCCCCGAACAAATCAAATCGGCCACCGGCAATCGGGGAACCTTCGATGCGGGGGAGGGGAATATAAACTATATGCCCTCAGACTCCAAAGCGCCAAAGCGCCAACCCGCCAATCAAGTCCAGTCGCAAAATCAGTCGATGCCGGACAATCGATTCATGGCTCCGGCGGCATCGGCGGGCAAGGGTGAACTAAGCGAAAGATTTCGCTAAAAAACGCCCAAAATCACCCTTTTTCCCCGTTCGAGGGAAAATCTCGCAAGTCCATAAAAACCATTGACTTAGGAGAAATAAAAACCCCTAACCTCCTGTCTCAAAAAGCCATTATTCTGCCATTAATACCCTTCAATCCCTTTGTTTATCGGCATTAGAAATTGGCTACGGACCAGGAGGTTGGGGGTTCGACTCCCTCCGGGTGTGCCACTCATAAACAGCGGGAATCCCGCTTAAATAAAGGCTTTCCTTCGGGGGGGTCTTTTTTTTTGTGGACAAGCAGTTTGTCACTATTTATCAGAAATACACGCTTTTTTGCCATTCTACTGCCATTATTACTGCCATTATTGCCATTATGCTATGAAAACGAATATATCGAAGGGGAAGAATAACGGGAAGGACTGTTACGTGCTCACTGTCCATTATGATGAGCGAAGGAGGAGGAAGTTTTTTAAGACTTTTGCAGATGCAAACAAGTTTGATTGGGTTGCTTGGCTGGGCGAGAAAAAGAAGGTCGAACCGATGGGCGATCAAACGATCCTCTCGATTGCTCGGGACAAATATCTTTTGGCATTTCAAGAGGCTAACACTAATCCAGAAAAGCCCCGGCAAAAAGGATACGATACGACCGCCGACCGAGTGAACAAATTCATTCGATGGTTCGGGGAAGAACGGCCGGTTTCTGAAGTGACTGTCGAGGCATGGAAAACTTACGTAACATCGGGCAGATCCCCAAACGGAAACCACTGGTCGAAAAAGACCCGGCATGGTTACGGCTCGGCGGCGAGGATATTCTTGGCATGGTGCGCAAAGCAAGGCTATGGGCAGGGGAAATCGACCTGGTACTCGTCAACTAACAAGGACCTCGAAATCGACCAAAAAAAGTCCTACCACAAACTGCCCGGCATTTGTTCGGTTGAGGAGACGAAAGCTTTGCTCGATACCATCCATGATAAATACAAGCCGACCCTGGCTCTGATGTTCTTCACGGGCATTCGAGCGGAGATGGAGATGACGCTCCTCAGATATTCGGACATCACTTGGGGCAAGCGGATCGGGCTAAAGGCCGAGCGAACAAAGACGGGACGGGAGCGTTGGATCGTCCCACCGGAAAACCTTTGGGAATGGGTCCCGAAAAGAGGGCGGGGGCTCGTCAACCCTGTAAGCTTCAATGCCTTTACTCAGGCGAGGGCATTGGCGGCCAAGCGAGCATTTGGCTGGGAGAATAATGGGAGGCGAGGAGGGGGAGGAGTGTCGGGCTTTACTTATCCATCGAATGGAGCTCGCCACTCATTCGGATCTTATGGCTACTGGCGGGATTTCGAATGGGCGCTGGATGCGATGGGGCACATGTCTTCCGAAACTTTCCTTAAAAACTACAAGAACAACCGAGTGGATAAGGAAGACTCGGAGGAATATTTCTCCATTGTTCCCTAATTAAACGGACACTAGGGGGAAATTTTTTTATGGATGGCATCGATCTGATCGAGCGCCCTTCTCGTCTCCTCGGCTGAAGCGGCAGTAATCGCCCAGTATGTCCAGAAGCCGAGGATGATGGCAAAACAAGATAGCCCCAGCGTGATCGCAAGGTAAAGAAGTCTTCGGGTCTTCCGATGCTGGTCCCGATAATATTTCCAATTTTGGTCGATCTTATCCCCGTTCTCAGAAATCTTCTGCCCGTTCTCGGCGATCTTCCCGTGCAGATGGGTAGCCATTTTTAACGAAGTCCCGTCAATGGAGACGTCGGTAACCTCACCCTCGAAGGCGGTATCCCATCGATGGGAGCTTCGGATGGAAACTGTAGACTCTTGTTGCTCGGGTTCTCTCTCGGGGGTATTCATGTATATTATTCTTTCTGTTGGTGGGTCAGATCGACGGCGAACTGGTCCACCTTCATCTGATCATTAATGTAATCTTCACGCCAAAGCCATCGGATATACGCCTCGAGGGACGTCCCGACTAGCTGGGCTGAAGACTTTTGCGTTATTTTCGTAACCGCTTGCATCTTGTCGTGGATCTCCCGAGGGATTCGGCAGTTCACGGCCACGAAATTTGCGGGTTTCGGTGCTTTCATCATTTTGGTGGGCAAGTTGTCGATTGGTTTTATTTATCACTTTCTATCATCCCATACCCCGATGTCAAGTAATTATGTGCCAAATTAGAGGATAAATCAAAAAAAAGAGAAACAAGCAACAAAACATCAAAAAAAGTTCTTGATTGGAGAAGATAGTACAAGTATCAATCTGATATGGCGAAAAGAGAAGTGTCAAATATTGATATAATAAAGAAAGGCGAGGCGGCTACCCTCCTCGGGTTTGGGCAAACGGCGGGATATAAATACATGACGTATCTGGAGGTCAATAAACTGATCGATCCGGTTTTTCTGCCTGGAATAAAGACCCCGAGGTTTAGAAAGACCGACATACAGGCTTTGATCGACTGCCCCCCACCATCCAACGTCCCCCAGTTCGTAGCAAACCCATGAAGTGTTTCATCGGAATCGATCCGGGCAGGTCGGGCGGTTATGCGATCGCATTCGACAATTTAACCACTATCGAACTGCACAACCTGACCGAAGAGGGGGAATTTGTCAGGCATCTTTTGGAAATCATCGACAATCCCGATCTCGAACTTATCGAGGCGGCCCTCGAGGACGTCCCTCCGTTCGCAGGGAAAAACATTCCATCTTCCGCCGGGTTCAAACTCGGCTATTCATGTGGTTTTTGTGCGGGTGTGTTAAGGGCCCTCCAAGTTCCGGTCACTCTGATCAAGCCTAAGACTTGGCAAGCCGGACTTGGGGGGCTCACTGGTTTGACGGGGGCGAAGAGAAAGCGAGTGCTCAAGGACCATGCCAATCGATTTTTTCCAAAGGTTCAGGGGCTCACCCTCAAGACGGCCGATGCCGCCCTCATCCTCAGACATTTTTTACTACACTAATAACAATCAATCGGTCGCTCGTCCGTAACGAGCATAGAAAGAAAATACTATGGCAATATTAACACAATCCTCATCTGGAGACGGGCCGATCACTGGCTGGCCTATCGACACTCCTGCACCCGCAGGGCAACACGTGGCCGTTTGTTTGGCCGTCAAAGATTCGATGGGCATTCAGCGCCCCTCCTACGAAGATCCCTCGATTATCGAGACGCTCGACGTCACCCGATTCCTATTCGGATTGGCCGATGGCTCCCTTATTCAAACTTCGGAAATGAAAATCTCCGGGCATGAGAAGAGCAAGCTCGTAGGGACTTTGACCAGTTGGCTCGGCGTTCCGCCGGCAATCGGATTCGATACCGAATCTCTGGTCGGTCAGGGAGTCACCCTCAACATCGTTGCGAAGGTCAGCAAGAAGGGGACTTCTTATAGCGACGTCGCTTCGGTCAGCCCGGTAATGGCCCAACTGGCCAACCAGGTCCCCCCCGTTGCGAACTTCACGATCCCGCAGGGTGACGGCCCCCCCTCGGCTCCCGCCCAACCGGTCGCTCCCGTTCAGCCCATCCAACCCGCCCCGGTTCAAACGGCCACTCAGATGACGGTCGATCAGCCCCAGCAAGTTGTACAGCAACCCGTACAGCAAGCTCAACCGGTCCAACAGCCCGCACAAGGTCAGCAGACCCTCGGTGGTCAGTTCACTCCTCCGCCAACTCAATCGGTTCCCTTTTGATGATTGCCAAACGGAGAGAACCTTTTTCGGAAGGTCAAAAGCTTTCCCCTCGAGAGCCAAAGTCTCAACTTTCGGTCCCGTTGACCTTGGAGCAGAAGGTAATTTTTTGCCAACTTGCACAAAACGAAGGGATGTGCGTAAGCGCATGGGCTCGGGAGAAGTTGAAAAAGATTGCCGATCTTGAACTTTGTTTGAGCAAGGGGGGCGAATAATATGAACCCAATCACGGTCTTATTAATCATCGGATGGGGGGCGGTCATTGCCGACATGCTTATATGAAGTACGTCAAGCGAGTGATCCACCTCACCATCTTTCTTTGGAAAGCCGGCAAGGAGGTATGGCGTGGCTATAATATCCGCAAAGCCTAAACGAGGAGGAGGAGGGCATTGGTATACCGCTTTGGCGGAGCCGAGGCATACGATGCAGAAGGCGGACGGGGGGGAGAGAAATACGACCCTTCGAGACGCTCGAAAGTATCGATTGATACCCTCGGTCACTACCTTGCTCGGCCTGTTCGCCAAGCCCGGACTCGAGCGCTGGAAACAGGACCAACTCCTTCGCATAGCTCACGAAAACCCCGCTAAAGATGGCGAAGGTTTTGAAGCTTATGCAGACCGATGCCTCGTTATGCACGAAAAGCCTGTCTCTGATGCGGCAGACTTCGGGACCAGAATCCATGACGCTATCGAGAAATACTTCGAGGGGTATCCAATCGATGACGAGTTACTCGAGTACGTCAAACCCGCCTTCGATTGGAAACAAGAGAATCAACTGCGATTCATCGAAAGGGAAAAGACAATGGTGAACATGGAGGAAGGGTTTGCCGGGACCATGGACATAGCTGGCCTCGGGGCGAATCAAGAGAAATTCATCGTCGATTGGAAGACGAGGAAGACCAAGCCGAAACAAAAAGTCACTTCATACGACTTCCAGATCCATCAGATTGCCGCTTATGCGGCCACCTATTGGGGCTCGGAGGCAGTGGATGCTGAACAGGTCCACGGTGCGAACTGTTATATATCTTCGACTGAGCCCGGTCGATTCGAGGTGATTAAATATTCACCGGCTGAACTGAAACAAGCATGGAAAGTCTTCAAGGCCGCATGTCAAATTTGGAGATCTCTAAAAGGGTATGACCCCAGACTTTCCGAAGATTGATCCGAGGTCGGCATGGTTTCGTTTTGGCGAGGCGGTCGTTCAAATGAACTTCTCGTTACCCGATACGTTGAAACAGGCGGTGAAGGAGGAGGCGTGGGAGATGGATATCTCGGCCTCAGCCTTCATCACCGACTTACTCATCGACCGGCTCAAAGAAACGAACCCTGCAATTGAGGAGCTCAATGGAAGAAGGCGGGTATGAAACGCAAATATCCGTTGGTCGCCTTGTCGCTCGAGCCTACGAGCGGTTCTGGGCGAAAAATCAACTGGGCGTTGACCGGAAGGGGCGAATCTATCGCACCGATCTGCCGAGGGAAAGACCGAACCTGGACTTTCTGGATTTTAGACAACCTAAAAGGGGAGGGATGAGAGATGGCTAAGTCTACAGAGCTGGCCGATGCCACGGGATTCCATCGAGTCTCATGCTCCGAGTATTTAAGGGGAGTGACTGATCCGTTTGAGAAGAGCGGAAGAATTGAAAAAGAACTGACCGATTGTTTGTTGGCAATTCTCGCATTATCCGCCCCTCGAGGGGTGCCAATGTCCTGCCGAGAGATCGGAGAGTTTTGCGGAATTTCCAAACAAAGAGTTCATCAGATTGAGAAAGAGGCGATGAAGAAATTAAGAGGAAACCGAACAGTCACCCGAAAGGAGTTTAGGCAATGGAAATAGACAAGCGACGAGTCGAAAAAGCCTTGAAGGATTTGAGCATCCTAGCTTGCCAGGTCGGAAACGCCCGGCTCCGCCAGATCTATAAAAAGCCCCTCGAGGAATTTATCAGAGATGCCGGGAGAAAGTTAAAAGTATTATGACGAAGAAATTAAAACAGCCCCTCTTTCTAAAGGGCTATCAGACGAACCCGCAGGGTGACCGAGTGCCGATTTACACAACAGTCGAGCCGGTGGTTCCATATGAACTCATAGCCTCCCAATCTCCCTCCCTGCCGGGTGCTAGAAAGAAAAAGAAGGGCAAATAGCATGGGCCAATTTTTAGGATATCAGAGTTATAACCTCACCACCATTTGCGGGCATTGCGGTGAGGAAGGTCCGAGGGAGGATATGGAAGATCACTTCCTTTACTGCCAAGCGAGAAAAGAAGAGGTGAGGGAAGAGATGGAAGAGGAAAGTTTGGAGGAGAAAATGGATGAAGATGGAAGCTGAATATAAAATGGGAGTCGGCATTCCCCGAGGAGAAAAAGTTATTATAAAACTCGGATCTCGCCAAGCCGATGCCTCCCTCAATCCCGAAAAGGAAACCTGGTCTCTCAGGCTCGACATCCCGGATCTTCCCGAGCTCGAGTTCCCAAGCCTTGAGAATGCGGTCCTTTCCGCAATAACGATCTTGCAGGAGGATAGAATTTGATCGCCTTCGATCTCGAGACAGTTTGGTCGAGATCCTATTCGGTCGCAATCATGGGCCTAGACCGGTTTGTAAAAGCTCTTTCGTTCAGAGTAACTCTTGTCTCTTTAGTCGGAGACGATGGATTTGAATGGGTGGGTCCACCCCAACAGTTGCCGGTCGATCGATTGCAAGGTCAGCAACTGGTCGCTCATAATGCGGAGTTCGATTCGGTTTGCGCTCGAATGGCAATGGCAAGAGGACAGATGCCCCCGTTCGAGCCGGCCGAATGGATATGCACCGCCGACATGGCAAGCTGGCATCAGTTGCCCCGAGCACTCGCCAAAGTCTACTTCGAGCTATACGGCGAGCACTTGGCAAAGGATGCACGGGATGCAATGGCAGGGCTTTCAGCCGAGGAGATAACCGCAAACCCGCAGTTCAAAGAATACGCTCTAAACGATAGTCGGGCATGCCTTCGAATTTACCAAGAACTACAAACGGGCTTTCCCGAGAAAGAAAGAATCCTGTCAGCACTCAATCGGAAGATTGCCAGCCGAGGGATGCCACTCGACGGACCACTCTGTCAGACATTTATCGACAAGACCGAGGCAGTCATGGAGGAGATGGAAAAGTTTCTCCCTTGGGTAACCGAGGATGGTCGAGGGGCCGAGCCAACCTCTCCATTGGCCCTCGCCAAGTATCTAGAAATGAAAGGCGTTCAAGCTCCTCCATCGACCAAGGAGGATGATCCGGCAGTCCTTATCTGGAAGGCGAAGAATCCCGAACATGCTCCCGTCCTTGATTCGATGACCAGGTGGCGAAAAGCGAACAAGGCGAATAAATTTTATACCGGCCTGATCTTACGGACCCGACCCGACCGACGTGTATCCACCAGGCTACTCTACTGCGGAGCGATCCACACAAAGAGATGGTCAGGGACCGGTGGAATAAATTTCCATGGAATACCTAGAGACGAAGTCGAAGGGACCTCGGCAAAGCGATGCCTGAAGGCAACCGAGGGCAGGGTAATCGTCTCAGCCGACCTTTCCCAAATCGAGCCTCGAGTCCTTGCTTACCTAGTTGGAGACATGGACTTTCTCGGCCTAGTCAGGGGAGGGATCGATCTGTACGAAGCACATGGTCGAGCGACCGGTCTATATAACCACGATGAACCAATGAAGGAACTTGCCCCAGAACTTCGTCACCTATGCAAAGCAAGAGTTCTCGGACTAGGCTATGGTTGCGGATTTAAGAAGTTTGGACAAGTGGCCGAAGCCCTCACCGGTGGAAGGCTCAAGATGACCGAGGCCGAGGCAAAGAAGCAGGTCAATGACTACCGGAAGAACAACCCTCTCATCGTCGAGCAATGGAAAGCCCTCGAGGATTTCGTCAGGGAGCAGGCAAAGGATACTCCCGATTGCGTAGTTATTACAACCAGAGACGGGGCTCCCATCAGATACTTTAACGTCGAAATCGATGCTAAGGGGCAAATCACTGCTCAGAAGGTCAGAGGGCAGGGGAGGACAAAACTTTACGGAGGGCTCCTCATGGAAAACCTCGTCCAGTGCCAAGCTCGTCAAATCTTTTCCGATGCAATCATCCGGGCGGAAGCCGCAGGGTTGCCGGTCTGTCTCCACGTTCACGATTCCATAACTGTCGAGGTTGCGGAGCAAGAGGGACAGGCGGCTCTAGACTTACTCATTCAGATACTAACCGAAGAGCCTTCCTATATGCCGGGGCTACCCTTAGCGGCCGAGGGGGAAATCAAACAACATTATTAAATTATGTCATGTGAATTTGGAATATCCGTAAAAGGTTGCCCGGAGCCCAAGCACTGG